TTAGCAAACGTAGACCTCCGCTCCGGTCGCCCTTCGTACTTCCTCCCTGAAGTGTTCCGCGTCGCTGTTGTTGTCGGAAAGGTGGAGGAGGTATATCTGCCTGACGTCGGTCAGGTCGTTCGCTTTTAGCATTTCGATAAAGTGTTCTAAACTCATGTGGCTCTTTACTAATCTCGGTACCAGTTCTATGGGGACGTATCCGGCCTCTATACTTTTAAGCAGCGCCTCCTTGCTGTAGTTGCACTCCGCCATGATGTAGGTCAGGCGGTCGAACCGGTACTTGATGTAGTAGGTGTCTGTAAAATAAAGCAGCCGTTCTCCGTTGGCCGTGCTCTCCAATAAAAAGCCCAGCGGCTCCGGGGCGTCGTGCTGAACGTCAAACGGTAGCACCTTGAATGTTCCTATGGTTATGCTCTCCAGCGCTTTTACCGTCTGTATGCGGTGCCCTGTGAGGCCACACGCTTCGATTGTTCCTGCGCTGGTGTATATGTCTACTCCGAGCCTTGCCAGCCCTTCTGCGGCCTTACTGTGGTCTTTGTGGGCGTGCGTGATCAAACAGCCATCTATCTCGCGCACTCTGAAACCACAGGCGACTTGTATCTCCCGCAGGGGTATCCCCGCGTCCAGCAGCAGGGTCGTCTTCTCGTCGCTTACGAGGTAGGCGTTTCCGCTGCTGCCGGATGCGAATACTTTTATGTCCATTAAAACGTCGGCGGTGCGAGTTCTATCTGCTCCGCTTTGGCTGTGTTAGCGGGCGCCTGCTTGTTCTTTACCTGCGTTGTGGTCGGAGCTTCGTCCGTGAAGTCGATAACCTCTCCGGTGCTCATATCTACGGTTCTTTCGGGCAGCTGCGCCGGTTGTGGTGTGTCGATCAGGATGGTGTTGGCGTTGCCGTCGATTTCGTTTTGAGCTTCAATCTCTGCGTAGCGCGCTTCTCTGAGCTTCGCGTACTGGTAGGCGTCGTCTATCTTCTTCGGGTCGCGGGGTAGGTGCTTGGCGCTGAATGCTTCGCGAATAAGCGTCTTGCGTACCATCTCGTCCAGCCAGCCTTCGACTTCGACCTCCTGCCATTTGCCGTCTATCTTTTCCTTCTTCTTGCCTCCCCAGAAGTTTGCGCTGGCGTACTGTGGCTTGCGCTTCTCGACGTCCTTCATCGACATGATGATGAGCTCGTTCTTGGTCGGGTCCGCAAACTCGAGGTATGCGAAGCCGCCGACTATGGTCCCTCTGTCAAAGGCGTTTGTTATCTCGAATTCGTAGCTCTCCACGCGGGTCTCTTTGCCCTTTTTGATGGGGCGGAAGTTGTCGCTGCTGTAGACTACTTCGACCGTTACCGCCGTCGGCACCTCGACTGCGTATTTCTCCGCAATGTAGCGGATTCCGTTGTAGCCCTCCATCAGGGTGACGTCGTAGTGGTTCTTCTTGTTGTTCTTGAAGGGGATCGGGAAGAGCATGTTGTCCTGCATCATGTCCAGTCCCATTCTGGCGTAGTGCACCAGGTCGAGGGCGAGGTCGTTCAAGTTGACCGTGTTCCAATTGACCGGCAGGTCGTTGTCCCATTTGTGGTCGCTGTTGCTGGCGTTCTTGCGCAGCCGCTCGTCCTCCGCTGCTTTCAGCGCCCTGTCTATGACGATGAAGTATCCTTGTATCAGCTGCCTCTGGTAGTCTGTTACCTGCAGCGCTCCGGCCACGTTGCTTCCGAATTCGCGGAGTACGTGGTTGGTGAATTTCTCGCTCATGGCGAGGCTCTGGTTCTGATCCGTCTTTGCTATCTCGTTGTCTTTTGCTGGCGTGGTTGTCGCCGGTTTCTGTGTTGTTGCCATCTTATTTGACCTCCTTGTTTTTAAAGTTTATCTTCACGTCCATGGGTACGAAGTTCGCCTGAACGTGTTCTGCGTTTCGTTTTGTCTCCGGGGTGCTCTGTTCGAGCTTGTCCGCTATGTGGCGGAGCATTACCACCACCAGGGCGGTGTCGTCTGTCGGAAATGGTGTTATTGCCGTCTGGATTCTGTTGAAGTAGAATGTCTCGGCCTTCAGCATTTCGTCCCTGCTTTCCATGATCTTGCCTTCTTTGGCCAGGGTCACGATTTTGCGAAGGTATGAGCTGTACGGCTTGTTTCTCTTGAACGGGTTTTTCCTCATGGTTTCTCCTCCTTAAACTCCGAGTTCCATCCGGAGCTGCTTGTCCGGCTCTGAAACTACCAGCCTGATTACCTGGGTGTCCATCTGCAGAAGCCTTGTCACGCCCTCTGCGTTGTCAATAAAGACCGGCATTTCAATGTTCCAGTGGTGCGAAAGCGTGTTAATGATTTCAAGTCCGGCGTTGATCCTGCCTGCGTTGTTCGCAAAGGTGAAGGGTACCAGGTTGCCGTCCTCTGACGGGATCATGACCTCGCAGTCTTCCTTGATGCCTCCGTTGATCTGCTCTTGGAAAAGTCGGAAGCGCACGTTCTTGAATTTGCCGTTGATCCTCTCGGTTAGCATGCTGACCTTGGTCTTGGTGAAAAGTTCGCAAAGGTAGACGCCGTGTTCCAGGTTCTCGTATTTCTCCGCCAGCGACTTCTCGCTGCGCTTCAGCTCCTCGATGCGCTCCTTTTGGCCTTCTGCTATCCGCAGCCTTGACTTGAGTTCCTTCTGCTCCTCTGCCTTCGCAAACAGGGCGTGTATTTCGTCCGTAAGCCCTGAAACTTCCGCAGAGGTAGTTTTGCCTGCCTCTTGCTCCTCCGCCCTATACGCGTCAATCTGGGCGGTCACGCGGCGGTATTCTTCGGTCTGCTCGAATGGCGGGGGAGTTGTCAGCTGCCCCTGCAGGTCTTTTATCTTTTCTTCTGCTTCCTTCGCCTCTGCTTCGTATTTGGCAGCCTGGGCGTCATACTCGATGATGTCTTCCTGGGCCTCTGCGATCATGTTCTTGCTGGCCTCTTTGTTGCCTCTGGCGTTTATGGCCTCGAGGCGCTTGCTTTTCTTGATGTTGAAATCGTCGCGCAGCTTTTGGATGTTTTCCTCCGGCAGTCTCTGTTCGCAGGTCGGGCAGTTCTCCGCGCCTTCATTCCAGCGCTCCGCCTGGATTTCCGTGTATTCTTCCAGCAGCTGCTCTCTAAGCTCTGTCATCCTGGCCAGGTCTCTTTTCCTGCGGTCGCTGTTGTTCCTGGCGTCCCTGGCGCTGTTTATGGCGCCGATCGACTGGGTCTTGATGTTGTTTATTTCGTTTAGGATGCTGCTGTTGGCCTTGCTGTTTTGCTCTGCGTAGTCCGCCCGCAGTTCTGCGAGCTTGGCTTGGGCTTCGCTTATCCTTGCCCTGACGTCTGCCGTGTTGCTGTCTCCGGCGAGGATGCGTGCCTTCTTTTGTTCCAATGCTTCTCTTTCGGCGTTAATGGCCGCGATGTTCTTGTCTATCTGTTCCGGGTCGATGCCGGTCGTGTCCGGTATGGCTCTGGTGGCTTCGTCTATCCTTCCGGGTATGGCTTGTATCTGTTTGTTGATGTCTGTCTTCGTGACTTGGGCTATCTTCTTGTAGTCCTCCACGCTGTAGCGCTGGATCGTCGAGCCCGGCATCTGCAGGAAGGTCGGCAGCTCTTTAAGCTCCGGGGTGCTGCTGATTACTGCGTCGTCGTCTATGTCTCCGCAAATCTCGAGCAGGATTGTTCTCCTGGCGTCCCATGGCAGCTGCTCCGGGAAGTAGTCGGGCATGGTCAGCATCTTCATCTTTTCTTCTGATCCGCAAAAGGCGATCAGGGTTAGTTTGAAGTCCTTCTCCTTTGTTGGCACTCCGTCTACGTAGTAGTCCACGCTGTGGCCGTCGAATTCTTCCGTGGCCGAGCCGCGCTTCTTTTTGTAGTTCTCGTGGTAAACCTTCCGGAGCGTTATGTTCCTTCCTCCGATGTCAAATTCAGCCTCTGCTGCGTGGTCCAGGTAGTGAACGTCTCCGTCTATCCCTTTGGTCTTCGGGGTGAAATTCTTCGCGTTGGTGCTGGCCTTGTCAAAAAGGAGCCAAGTCAGCGCGTTGAATACTGTCGTTTTTCCGGTGGCGTTGTCGCCGTAAATGCTGGCGCTCTGCCCGTTGAGCTTGAATTCTGCGCTCTGTATTCCTTGAAAGTTTTCAAGTTTAAGCCTGTTTAGCTTCATGTGATTTCCTCCTTTACTCCGCTGCGGCATTGACTTTGCTGCCGTGTGCGGTGTATAATTCTGGTAAGATGATTTGAGTCGTTGCCGAAAGGCGGCGGCTCTTTTCTTGTGTGTACCTGGAGAATTCTTCCGCGCTGATTGCCTCCTCTACCAGTTTTCCGAGGTAGTATGGATTAGTGCGTTCTCCGTTTGAGTCTCCCTCCCTCTCGATGATGAAGGCCAGCTTCCTTGTTGCCTGCAGCAGCGCCTTCTCCCATTCCGGCTTTGTGATCCTTCTGCCGAGGTAGTGCTCCGCCTCACCTTTGACCTCCGTCAGGTATGCTTTCGCTTGCTCTGTACTCATGCTGCTTGGTTCCTCCTTCCTTTAGGGCTGTGTATTCCTTCCTGGCTGTCCATCCGCTCCAAACCAGCAGGACGATCAAGGGTAAAATGAAAATCTCGCCGCCCGGTGCTCCTGTCCTGGCTTCCAAGGTCTTTAGTCCTTCGATGCAAAGCATGACGGTCATGTATGCGGTGAAAACAAGGAGGCCGAGCCTGATTCCTACTGTCATCGCCCTTGCAGTCTTCCTGCGCTTGCGCTTCCTCTGGTTTTTCATCACTCCGCCTCCTTATAATTTTTTCCTTCGCACCACATGGTGTCTGGTGTTGCTTTGAAGTCCTGCATTACCTTGCGGTTGTCTGGGCTTGCGCTGCAGGTGTATATTCCGTCGCCCTGTGGGGTAAAATGTGCGCAAAGCTCACACTTGGCTCTGCTCTTTCCTATGATGGTCTTTGCTCTGTCTTTGAATGGTGCGATCTCTGCCTCGGGTACGTCTACGAATGTCACCACGCCCTTGGCCACGCCTCTGTCTGTGTCAATGTCTACGGTGTCGCCTACTTCTACCGGTTCCGGTGTGAAGTATGTATAGTCGCGCCCGGTTGCTTGTCCGCCTTTCAAAAACTTAACCTTGATAATGTTTGTCATCTCGTTCTCCTTTCAATTGCGGCTGTTACCGCGTCCTTTTCGCTTGTGGCTCCGATGTGGTAGAAGGTGTCGAATTTCAGCTTCTCTCCGTTGATGCCGTCGTATTGCCCTTCGCTGTCCTTGTAAACGATCGGCAGCTTGTAGATCCCTTCGCCGATCTCGTGGGCTATGTCGGCAATGACGGCCTCGATGTTGTTCGTCACGCTCATGCCTCCGAGGTTCAAGTCCTCGATGACCAGCGCCTGCTGTCCGTTGATCTTGCTGATGTGGTAGGTGTAGTCGCTCCGGTTGGCTGATCCTTCCGCTCGCTCCTTCCGAATTCCGGCCTTGATTTTGCTCCAGCATTCAGGGCCGTATCCGTGTTCTACGCTTCTTGGGTCTTTCAGTGGTCTCCCGCACTTTGCGCAGTTTGTCATGGTTGTCCCTCTTTTCTTCTGTCTTTTCGCAGTCGCATTGTTCGCCCGGGTCGAGCCTGCTTCCGCAGGTGTTGCATTCGTAGTAATAACTCATTCCTCTCCTCCTTCCTGCAGAAGCTTGTCCCTTTGCTCCATGATGTACCGGCTGTAGGCGCTGCTGGTGTTGCCTTTAGATGTGTATTCTCTCGCTCCTTTCTCGCCCATGTTGTAGGCCATCAGGACTCGGTGTGGGTCGTCGTACTTCTTTGCCAATTCTGCGAGCATGTAAACCCCGCACCTGATGTTTTGTTCCGGGTTGAGGAAGTCTGTTATTCCGAGTTCCTCGGTTAGCCACTCGTGGTTGATTCTGTTAATCTGCATGATGCCGTAGTCGTTTGTCTTGCTTATGGCACTGGCTGTGTAGTCGCTTTCCCTGTCCATCAAAGCGAGCACCATCTCGTAGTCGGCTCCGTAATCCTCGCAAAGGTAAAAGGTGAAAGTCTGAAGCTCCTCTGTGAGGGGTATGTCGTAAATCCTGACCGTTGATGTTGGTTCGGCCTCCGGCGTTGGCGTTGGGTCCGGCTTGCTTGTCGGCCTTGTTAGACTCTCTGTCGGCGTAGCTGCTATCTGGGCGATTGTCGCCGTCAGCAGTGTGCTGTGGCTTGTCTGGGGTTGCGGTTCGTCTATCCCTTGTGCTTGGTTGTTGAGCGTATGTGCTGCTATCCCGACCACCATGATGGTGAAAAGGAGCGCCGTAGTTCTCTTGAATGCGAAGCTGCGGCGTTTCCGCCTTAGCAGTAGACTCTTTCGAGCAGGTACTTCCGCGATACTCTCCCGGCGGTTGTAATTTTCCCTTGCTGCTCCAGCTCTTTGTTGAGCCTTCGCATAATCTTGTAGGCGCAGGACTCGCTGATTCCCATCAGCTCCGCGACTTCGTCGACTCTCATAAATCTGGGTTCTTCTTGTTGCTGCAGTAGCAGCGCTGCTGGTTGGCTCATAGCTTCCTCCTCCTATCGCATGTGCTTTTCTATCCATATCCTTGTCTCCGCCGCTGCCTCGCTTATCTTCTGTAATGAAGCGAGGATTTTGGCTACCTCCGGTTTCTCCTCCTCTGTGATGACGCCGTCTTGCACTATCTTGATGATCATGTTTGGTATGTAGTCCGCGCCTCCGAGTGCCGCGATGATCTTTATGGTCAGCCTGTCGAGCTGGAGGAGCTCTGCTGGCAGGACCGTCTTTCTTCCAAGCGGGCATAAATGTGAGCAGTAGTGGTTGTTCAGCTCCGGTGCGTTGTATGCGTCGCTCATCATCAGCACTTCTTCCGGGTAAGGGTTCAGGCTCCCGAGTTCTATTCGTGCGAGTCTTGTTCTGTCGATCCCGAGCAGCTCGGATGCTCCTTCTCTGCTGTTGAGGCTGTCGTTGAACGTTGCGGCCTCTTTTCGTGCTATGCAGAACACGTTACCGGCTGCTATCGTGGGGTTTTTAGGCATATATTTTTCGCCTCCTTCGTCATATGATTATTGTGTAGTGAGGTTCTCACTTCTGGGAGTCTTCCGCCTCTTTGTTCTCGGAAACTGAGAAGCTCTCTGCAAAAAAAATTGCGGGGCTTATCTCGTATCCGGTCAAACAAAGCTCGACGAGTTCGTCTGCCGTGAGCCGTATACCGCCGGTTTCTAATGCGCTGATGCGCTGGACGGTCTTTCCAGTCTTCTTTGCTATGTGTGTTTGTGTGATTCCTCGTGCTTCACGGTACTCACGGAGCCGCTGATAAACCGGTTTCATGTGCTCGTCCTCCTTTCGCTGTTCTCGTTTTCCGAGAAGCTCACGCTTATTATACTTCTCGTTTTCCGAGAAGTCAATACTTAATTCCGTTATTCCGAGAAGATTATTCTCAAATTACGCGAAATGGTATATAATTCTCTGTGGGGGTGAATTTTGATGCTCAAATTTGGAGATCGCCTTCGGGCGGCTCGGGAAAGAAAAGGCTTGACGCAGGTGGATGTCTACCGGGCGATCGGCCTTAATAACAAATCTCTTTCCCGTTATGAAAACGGGACGACGTCTCCTGATCCTGATACGCTTCGGGATTTGATTCGTCTCTATGATGTTTCCTCCGACTATGTTCTTGGCCTTTCCGATGAAATGGGTTACTCCCGCCCTTCCGGCAGTAGTCTCACTCCTCCCAAGCTGAGCGAGGATGCTGCTCTGCTTGAGCGTCTGTCTTCGCTTCCTCCGGAGGAAAAGGCGAAGGCGAGCGAGTATGTTGACATGCTGAAAACTCTTTCCGAAGTTAAATCCGGCGAAAACTGCGTTGATTTCAAAAAGAAAGCCTAAAACGCGAGCTGCGGCGCGAGGGTCCGATGGATCCGGACAACGGCCGGGAAGGCCATGCCGGTCAACGCGGAGCCGATCCGCTTCGAGCGGGGCGGAGGTCCTGAGACCTTCGTATGCATGAACTTAAAAGAAATCGCATCTCAAACTTTGCAGTAACTTTACAGTAGTTTACAGTAAGGTGAAAACGCGAAGGAAAGAATATAGCCTCAAACGCGCCTACAGCACGGGTTTCTCGTGACGCTGCTTCTCTGAAAACGGAGAAGGGAAGGCGGGCGAGAGTGGATCGGCTGCTGCAGCTGATTGTTTCTTCGCAGGAGCTGTCTCCTGTAAACTTTCAGTTTCTTCGCTCGATCTCTGAGGGGGTGCTTGTATGAATATCCGATGTAGCTGTGGTCGCTCTTTTGACGCCTCCGTGGATGTATCCGTTCCGGAGGTTGTTGTTCATTGTCCTTCCTGCGGTCAGGAGCTGCGGGTCCGCAATCACAAGGCTGCGGCTGCCGCAATGTCTCCCTCTGAGGTCGTCGCTGAAAAGGTGAAGCGCTGCGAGCTGATCTCCGGCCTCCTCTGGCTTGTCATCGGAGCCGTGCAGGTGTTCTTGGTATATACCGCTGCCGCCGGAGTTTGGAATGTTATTAATGCGATCGTTCGCCTCCGGTCGGTTGGAAATATCCGCGTCGGCAATCCGGAGGTTGTTCCGTGGTATGAAAAGCGGCGCACGTCTCTCATTGTCTTCGCGGTCGTTAATCTTGTTCTTGGCGGCGTCGTGGGCGTCGCTCTCGTCGCTTTCGACTGGTGGGTGAGGGATTATGTCATAAAAAATAAAACGGCGTTTGTGGGCGATTCTGCGGCCTCTGTTGCCAAATAA